GCTGCGCCGGGTCGTCGATCACCGGCTTGACCTCGATCTTCTCGCGCCAGCCCGCCCTCGCCTTCATCCAGAATATCGCCGCCGCGACGTTCTTGCCCTGGGTGGCCATCTGAAACAGCGACTGCGCCACCTTGGCGTTCGCCTCCGTCGTGCCGCGGTCCAGCTCGTCGCGGAAATGCTTGCGCAGCGTCTTGGCGTCGATGCCCAGGAAGGTGGCGATGTCGAGATGCGGCACCCCGAACCCCGCCATGGTCTTCACCGTGCGCCGCTGGTCCGGGGTGGGTTCATACCGGCGCATGGCGCGCCTCCGCGGGGCCCGCAGGGGCTCCACTAGCCGGGCCAGGGGCCAGGCCGCTGAACAGCGCCCCGTCGCCCTCCCGCACCGCCTCCTGGCCTGTGAAGGCCTCCCAGCGGGCGATGGCGACGTCCACGTAGGCCGGGGAGAGTTCGATGGCGTGGCAGGCCCGGCCGGTCATCTCCGCCGCGATGATGGTGGTGCCGGAACCCGAGAACGGCTCGTACACCGCCTGGCCGGGCGAGGAGTTGTTCTCGATGGGGCGACGCATGCACTCGACCGGCTTCTGGGTGCCGTGCACCGTCTCGGCATCCTCGCTGCGCCCGGCAATCTGCCACAGCGTCGTCTGCTTGCGATCGCCCGACCAATGGCCCTGACCGCGCACCGCGTACCAGGCGGGCTCGTGTTGCCAGTGGTAGTGGCCCCGGCCGAGCACCAGGCGATCTTTTGCCCATACGATTTGTGCCCTGATCTCGAAGCCGCAGGCGGTCAGGCTCTCCGCCACCGTGGTGGCGTGCAGGGCGCCGTGCCAGACATAGGCGACGTCGCCGGGAAACAGCGCCCAGGCGTCGCGCCAGTCGGCAATGTGGTCGTTCTCGACCTTGCCGGTGCGGCGCGTCGTGCTGACGCCGGCGCGGTTCCGCCATTCGGGATCGTAACAAACGCCATAAGGCGGATCCGTCACCATCAGGTGGGGCCGCACCCCGGCGAGGACCTGCTGCACCACCACGGGATCGGTGCAGTCGCCGCAGGCCAGGCGGTGGCGGCCGAGGATCCAGACGTCGCCCACCTTGCTGACCGGCGTCTCGGGCAGCGGGGGAATGTCGTCGGGGTCGGTCAGGCCGGTGTTTGGCTCAGCGAGGAATCCGGCAATCTCGTCCGCGTCGAAGCCGGTCAGGCCGAGGTCGAAGCCCAGGTCCTGCAGTTCGGCCAATTCCAGCCGCAGCAGGTCGGCGTCCCAACCAGCGTTCAGCGCCAGCTTGTTGTCGGCGAGGATGTACGCCTTCCGCTGCGCGGGCGTGAGATGCCCCAGCTCGATCACCGGCACCTCGTCCATGCCCAGCTTGCGCGCCGCCAGCACGCGGCCGTGGCCGGCGATGATGCCGTTGTCGCCGTCGGTCAGGACGGGGTTGGTGAAGCCAAACTCCCGGATGCTCGCGGCGATCTGCGCGACCTGGTCATCGCTGTGCGTCCGTGCATTACGGGCGTACGGAATTAGGTCGCGTGTTCTGACCCTTTTGTAGGTCGGGAAGTCTTCGGGCATGGCTTCAGGCGGCGGCATCGGAGCCTCCTCTCGGAATTCGTGTGGAAATTCGGAAACGGGCCGTGAGCGACACCAGCGACGCGTGCGACGCGAGAAACCGTTTATCGACTACGCGTGTGCGCGCGTATGGGCGATAAAACAGATGACGCGTCGCATGCGTCGCTGGCGTCGCTGGCGCTGATGTCCGGTCGCTCATTCGCCTGGCTCGTTCCAGGGCTTCGACGCCCGTTCCGGAAGCAGCCGAATGCCGAGGTAGCCGCGACCGCGAAACTGCGCGCAGTCCTTCGCGCGCCGGTATCCCTGCCGCTCCAGCATCGAGCCCAGCCATTTCGCGTTGTGCGCGTCGTCCGAACGGTCCAACGCAAAGGCGCGCCAGGATGCGAACAGCTTGCCACTGGTCTCCCCGAACCCTGCGCCCGTCTCGCAGCACTCCTCCACCCACTGGGTCAGCAGGTCTTGCTCAGCGAAGTACTCAGCCGTTGCATCGAGGACGGCCTTCGGACGCTGAAGCCCATCCTGCTGCCAGGCGAGGCAGCCATCGATCATCCACCGCAGGATGCCGGGCCACTCGCCGCGGAGCTTTTCGGTCAGTTGCGGATCAGGTGCGGCCGGCCGATGCAGGAACGGCACGACGTTGAAGCGTCGGCGCGCGGCATCGTCCACGTTCCGCAGAGCGGGCTTATGGTTGCCACTGATCGTCAGCTTGAAGCTCGGCAGGTAGGTGAAGAAGTCCTGCCGCATGAAGCGGGCGGTCACCGGGTCACCGCCCGTCAGGGTCTTGATCCGTGCCTCAGCCCAGGCATGGCCTTCCTCCGTCTCGGTGGTCATCACCAGTCTGGCCCCGGAGAGCATGGCCAGGTCCGTGGAATGCTTCTCCCCCTTGGAGGCGGTGAAGGTGTCGAGCGCTGCCGTGACGGCATAGGCGCCCATGATCCCCGACACCGTGACCAGCAGGACGCCTTTCCCGTTGCCGCCTGGGCCATAGACGAAGAGCAGGGCGTGCTCGCGGGTGATGCCGGTCAGGCAGTAGCCGAACCAGCGCTGCAGAAAGGCGATCAGCGCACGGTCGCCGCCCGTGGCTTGATGCAGGAAGGCCAGAAATGTCGGGCAGTCGGCGGTCGCCGCGGGCGCGACCAGAGTGATGCGCGTGATGTAGTCGGTCCGAGCGCCTGGGCGCATCGCCCCGGTTCGCAAATCCACGACACCATCCGGCGTCCCGAGCAACAGCGGATCGGCGTCCCAGATCTCCGCCGTGACGGCAAAGGCTTCGTCGGCTTGAGCAAACCGCTCGACGGCAGCCGCGAAAGCAGCCTTGCCCGTGATGGCCCTGGTCTTGAAGTCGGCTGTACGATTGAGCGAAGCAGCAAGGGCCCGAGCCCAGGCAAAGGCCACCTTGGTGGTGTTGCGCGCCCAATGGTTGCCGTTCCACACGTACCACTTGCCGATCGTATGGCAGTACCGGAGGTCATCGCGGTGCCGCTGGGCAAAGGCGAGCGCGACGCCATGTTCGGTCAGCTCAGAGGCGGCGGCGGCGGACGCCTCGACGAGGAAGTCGGGGTGCTTGAGGTCGCTGATCGACAGCCAGCGCTGCTCGATCATCTGCTTCAAGAAGGTCAGGTGACCTCGCCCGGCGCAGTGATCGTGCATGCAGTGAAGCACAAAGCGGCCGGAGGTCGATTCCGAGGCATTGATCGCGATGGTGGCAAAGTCATCGTCAGACGTGGTGTGCGCGGCGGCGTTGACGCAGCGCAGGTGGTGCTTGCCGTCCACGACCTTCCCGCGGAACACCGCGGACTGTCGTGCCTTGAGCGCAGTGACGACCTGGAACCGACCCGAGTTGCTGCGTTCCCACCTGCGCAGGTCGAACACCTCGTTGGTTTCCGGATCCACCACCTCCATCGGATCGAATGGATGCGCCTGGTCCTTACGACGACGGGTGGTGCGCTCCGGCTTGGGTGCCTTGGGCAGCTCGAAGATGTCGCAGACCGCGCCGTCCAGCACCGCAGTCTCGGGCGGCGGGCCATCAGCCGGCCGGCGCGGGAGATAGAACAGCCTGGATGTATCGACGCAGGACTGGTCGTGGCGGAGGCCCAGCGCCGCTGCGAGGGCTTCGATACGTTCCTTCCAGGCAGCATTGGCGGCGTTCTGATTGTCATACGCGGCGGCACGCCAGGGCCGCGCCAACGGGATGACGATGCGGAACTTCGGGCACGGCTGGTGGCTGAAGGTCACGTCCTTCTCGTCCTCAGCCGCAACCACTGCACCGTCCGCCACGCGCGGGAGATAGCCTTTATCGTGGACCAGGTAGCCGGCCGGGTCGTCGCCATGCTCAGCGCGGTATTTGTCCCAATTGCCGCGCTTGCAGGTCGTCGTCGTCGTCAGATGGCTGTGGCTGGACGAGGCGATCGCACGCCAGGCTTTCGCAGCAACAGCGGTATGGATCTCCTCCAGCGTTGCCCCGCTGTCGCTGTCGAGGAACGCGACGTCGATCTGGTCGGCGTCGTTTTTGTGGCGGCGGGTCCCGCGAAACACCGCCGGGACGATGCACGTGCCCGTCTTGGGGCCGACCTCATGCGTCGTCAATTTCTCGATCAGCGCCGACCAGGTCAGGGACTGCCGATCGATCCACGGCGTCGTCTGGGTGTAATGGCCGAAAGTGCAGGAATACCCTCGCGGCCTGTTTTCAGCGTCTGGCGGATCTACCTCGGGTCCGCCCTGTTCGCGTGAATGAGTGAAGCCGTCCACCGCTGCCCCCGCGAGTAACGCGCACATGGCGCTGCGGGATCGACATGGCGGTAACAGCAATCCCGATCCACACTCCCGATCTCCCAATTCGTATAATTGGATCGGGGCTGTGGATCGGGGCTTGTACTGCTGTCACGTCTGAAGCATGAACCGCGGAAATTCGAGCAATTCTGCAGCGTTTACTGAA